CTGGGAACTCCGCACAGATTGGTAGCTCTGGGAACTCCGCACAGATTAAAAGCACAGGATACGACAGCATTATTTGTTGTGCAGGGGATGATAGTTGCGTAAGTGCTAAAAAAGGAAGTTGGATTACTCTTGCGGAATGGAAATATAGCTATGAGAAAGATAGATATGTTCCTAAGTGTGTAAAGACAGAGTATGTGGACGGAGAGAGAATCAAAGAAGACACGATGTACAAATTAATTGATGGAGAATTTACAGAAGTTTAGTAACTAAATAGCATCTTTTCTGGTTTGATTCTCTGCCTAACGAAACTATAAATAATGTTTTTGTATTTTCAAATTTTTTCATTTTTCATCTTATTGGGCAGAGAGTCAAGCCAGAAAAGGCTTGTTGCATAGCAGGATTTTTATATACCACACGACAACTAAATAAAAGAATCCTCGCAACGCATAAGTACAATACAGCTATTGTATAAGTCATGATTTCCCCTGCTATTAACGGCAGGGGAGAGAATGGACAGTAAAGGAGTAAGAAATGCAAATTTATAATATAGAAACGAAAGCAATTATAAGCGGAGAAGAAATAAAAGAATTAGATGATTGTTTTATTTTGTCAAATGTTGATGAGGGAAACGATACACATACAACTATTAGATGTTTGAAACCAACATGGAACAAAGTAATTTGTAAAGAAACGTGTTTACAGCGTATTACAAGTCAGCTAAATCAACTTACACAAAACACGGTTTTAGGAGTTGATGAGTTAAGCAATAATACAGATACACTCATGATGAGAATAACATTGAAAAATGTTAAAAACAAAAGTCTATTGATATATAACAAACAAAATAAAACAACATACATTGATTGTTGGTTTATCAGTAGTAGATTTTTAGATCAAGCCATAGAAGATTATTTAACAAATAAGGAGGATTAAATATGGGAATTAAAAATCTAACAGAAGCAGAAGAAAAAGAGTTTTACAGACTTGTTGAGAAGATGAATGGAGAAAAACCAGACAAGGAACAGGGTGTAAAGGTAAGGAAACCACGACAATCAGAAGAATATTTTTGTATTAGTAATGATGGAGCTGTTATACAAAGCAGGTGGACGAATGATTCTTTAGATGAAGGAAGATGGGAATTAGGAAACGTCTTTTTCACAGAAGAGTCAGCGTGGCTTGCCAGAGAAAAAAAGAAAGTAGAAGTTGAAATCGAAAGATATGCAAGGGAACACAATGGCACAGCATCTACCAATCGTCGGTATTTAATTCGATATGAAGAAGATGAGAAAAGTCTTATTTGCGATACATGGGCTACAGCAAAAATACAGGGTACAGTTATGTTTACATCAAGAGATGTTTTGACTGCTGCAATTGAAGCAGTAGGAAAAGACAGAATACTCAAGTACATCTTTGGAGTAGAAAGTGAGGGAGAAGAAAAATGCCAGTAGCAAGATGTAAATATTGTAATAGCTTGTTATTCAATGAAGACGTTGGAAGAGAGTATATACAAATAAATTCAGATATGAAAATACAAAGCAAATTTATTTGTCTTAAATGTGAAATGGAGTTAAGAAAAGAAGATTTCTTTGAACCGTACAGAAGCATGATGAAGTAAAGGAGAAAGAATATGGATGTTATAAAACAAATAGATTACATGATTGCTTGCCTAGAGATGGCAAAAGAAGAATATCAGTATGAGAAAAGTTATGAAACAAAGAAAAAAGCAAGAGAGGACAACGACTGGAACTGGTACGACAGAAACAGGACACCGAAAAAGACGCTAATTAAAGAAAATCTTAGAAATGTTGGGAGAACAGGATTCAAGCTTGCGAAAGATTTAGAGGTGGGAGAATGAAAATATATTCAAGTCGAGCTGATAAAAATGTGGACTGTATAAGAACAAGCATGAGAACAGAAAAACACAATAGTTTGCACGTAACATTAAATTTTAGGAGAACTGTTGGTGGACCAGTTACCATGGAAGAAGAAACAGGCAGTGAAGTGAGAATAAACTTTACTGATACTTGCGAACTTGAAAATTTCATCATGGCACTGACACAGCTAAATGAAATGACAAAAGGTTACTACGGTAAATGGGAGATTGAAAAGGAGAACGACTATGACAATAGCGGAGCAGGTAGCACAGTGTTTTTTAGAAAGCATAGAAAAGACAATCAATGAAAACAAGATGGATGTCGGAGCGTTAGAATCAAATACTTATTATCGTTCTGAAAAAGCAAAAATGGTAGTGACAGATACAAAGACAGGGATAGTTATTGCAACAATGACCTGTGACATGAATCCAAAAAGAAGAAAACAGGAAAAAGATTTAGATGATTATTGCCGTAAAAGAGTATGCCCTGTTTGTATTTTTAAAAATCAAGAACCTTGTATAACGAACAAAATTGCCTATGGAGTAGCTACTAATAAAGAGGTAGAGGAAAACTATAAAAAGATGTTAGAAGAAGTGGAGATGAAAGAATGATACTAAAAATCTTACTTGTTATCATAGGTGTTTTCTTAGGACTGGTAGGCAGTGGCTTCTGCCAGTCCGCTAAAGCAAGAGATACGATCACAATGACGTTAGAAGATTATAAGCATATGGGAGAAATATTACACAGTTTGCCGATAAGAGAACGGCACAAAAGCCTTAAAGGGAAAGACGTGGCGTTATACAGGTGTCCTAAATGTAAAAGCTATGTAGCAGAATGGACAGAAGTTTGTGAGTGTGGGAATCGGCTAGACTGGGGAGAAAGTGAGGACTTACATGTTAATAAGAATTAGTGAGACAATGGCTATAAATACACAACAGGTTATTAGAATCTATGTCAAAAAAGTATTTGACGGATACGAAGTTATAGGAGAAACACTAGATCATCTATATACTATTAAAAAATGTACAACAAGAGCAAAAGCAGGAGAGACACTGGAAAAAATACTCAGTCAGTACGACAGAGGACAAAGGGTTATCGAATTATAAAGGAGCGTTATAAATGTTGGTACTTACACAAAGTCAACGAATGGTTATAAATGTTGAGTATGTAGATTGTATGTTTATTAAAAAAGAAATAATAAAGAAGCAGGAAAAATACGGTTTATATTGCGTTATGGCATTCGATCAGGAGAAAGTTGCTATTGCATATTATGAAACAGAGAAAGAAGCAATGGAAGAACTCAAATTGATGCTGAATTGTTGGAAACACAAGCAAGACATATATTTTATCAGACAAGAAAAGGCGGTGTTATAAATGGGAAAATACTGTGAATGGATAAAATACGATTATAGAACAATTTGTCCAAGAGAACACGATGCAAATAATCCTTATTGGAGGATTCCAGCAGATACGGACAAATTGAAATACTGTCCATATTGTGGGAAAAAGATAGTAATAAAATAGTGTTATCAAGGAGTGATTATATGAAATGTGCTTGTATGGGATGCACAGAAGCAACCGGCAGGAGTTGGGATTGTCACACTAGATGTGATGGTTACAAAGAGTTTCAAGCAAAAAACGAGGAAGAGAAGAACGTTATCAAAAAGAAAAATCCTTATTATAAGTCGTTATCAAAAGAAAAATTTATGAAAAGAAATGCTTTAAACAGGAACAGGAGGGGAAGAAAATGACAGGGTTATCAATAGACGTTATCAAAAATCAGATACAATTATCAAAAATGTTTGTAGGAAGTGAAGCGGTATCAACTAAGGCATTGAAAGAACTTCTTGAGTACAAAGAAACAGGATTGACACCGCAGGACATAAAAGAAATGGACAAGATGTATCTTGAAAAATGTAAAGAAGTAAATGCACTTGTAAAGACCTGTGAACGGCTAGAAAAGGAGAAAAGATGAATAAGCAAGACATATATACTCTATGTACATTAATTCCATCTATGGACGATTACAGCGGTCACAACATGTATCTATGCGGTAAACGTGACGGATTCAACGAGTGTGTGCAGATGTTAAAAGAAAATCTTAAAAGCATCAGCGAGGAGCAGGGACATGAATCGTGATCAGTTCCAAAAGTGGATAGACGAACACGGAACAGGGCAGAGAGAAAACAAGAGCTGCAACGGTATAGAGTGGGTACTTGTTACCATGAAAGATACATGGATAGCCTTATTTGAGTACGTGAACGGCTCATATATCCCTTATATCCAGTGCAAGGATAAAGAACACGCATTAAGTTATATAAATGTCTTAGAACGTCCGTCAGTGCCTTTTGACGTGATATAAAAAAGAGCCGTAGGTTAATTCCTACGGCTTATTCTATGCGTTCTTAGTCATATTTCCCAACTTTCTACCCTCGTAACCTCCGGGGTGGGTGGTGTATGTTATGCAGGTATTACAAGACTGTCACGATCAGCCTTGACAAGACGATTTTTATTAAGTCTATCTTTCCACTGTTCAACAAGTGATTCATGGAGCTTTAAGGCTTCTTGCTTGCTGCAGGTTGTATAAGAATCAATTTCTTCAAAATCATCCATATACATTACAACGGTTTGGTATTCGTGTAATACTTCAACATAAGCTGTGGAAATATTACATTCTGTTTGATGTAACCAAAATTTGTGTCTTGCGATTACTTTATTCATTTTCAATCCCTCCTAAAATCTTTTTACAAGCTTCTACATATCCGTCTGGAAGTGTTTCAGTGTTCATCTTCCCACCGTTTGCTCTCCATTCGAGATATTTTTTAACTTCTTCTTTTTCTTCTTCCAGTTCGTAAATAAATTCTTCGTAGGAAACGAAGTCATCATTTTCGACTAACTTTTCAATTTCTTTTCTTAATTCTTTCATCTTCTTTTCTCACTTTTAAATGCTTTTCGTTTATCTTTAACTAGAGTATAAATGATTTTAGTTTAAATGTCAACGGTGAAAATAAACTTTTTTCGTTTGACATATGATATATTTTAAATTATAATGATTTAAAAACAGAAAAGAGGTGTGGTTGATGGAATACAATATAAACTTTACTTACAAGGACAACAAGCAATTAAAAGAAATCTACAAAGAACTACTAAAAAGGAACGGCATGACAATGACAGAAGCGTCACAGCTCTTAGGATTGTCAACACCGCAGCAGCTAAACAACAAATTTAATAATAAAAAAGTATCCTTAAGTGATTTAAAGGATTTTTTGGGTATAATGGGATATGATTACGAGATAATAATAAAAAAGAGATCTGGGAGCTTTTGAGTTCTTCCAGATCTCTTTTACTATGCAATTTTTGAAACATTGGAAGTCTTTACTTTTTCGCTTCCATATTTTTTCTGAATATCCTCGAAAGACATTTTCTTCTTATACCACTTTCCAGATGGTTCAGTTGAGAAGTGCCACTTTTTACGATTCTTAGACCACTTAAAGCCTAACTTCTTTAGCTCTTCTTTGTACGGGAATGTATTACCATCTACCCAAATCCAAGAGCCTACTACCTCGATATTTACACCATCGAAAGAAACAATATTATTAATAACATTTCTTAAGGCTTCGTCTGCCTTGTAATCAAATGTATTTTTCTTTTCTTCTTCTGGTGTCTGCCCTGCCTTGAACATGTCAAACAGTTTCTTATATTCGGCTGTAATCTCTTGACATGTAACAACGTCTCCACCATTGTCTGGGTGGTTGGCTACCATTAATTTTTTGTATTCTTTTCTGAGTTCCTGTAAGTTTTTGGCTGTAAAATATCTCATGATAACACCTCCTAAATTGTCTAGCAGAGACTTATAAAATCTCTGCTAAGCTAATAACCTGTGATTTTGATAAATTATCCATAACGATTTCATCTCCTTTGTGGAGTTCAAATCTGTCTGGAAAAGTTCCGAACCATCCGTCAAACTGATTGTCAATGTAGTATCCTTTTGATTCTAATTTTTTGATTGCTTCTTTCATCTTATTATCTCCTTTTCTGATTGCTTTGTTCTCTTGATTTACTTTTATTATACATAAAAACTATGCATATGTCAATGGAAAAGTACATAAAAATTATGTATAAAATTCTTGAAGTAAAATTATGGGTATGATATAATAATTAAAAAGGAGGGAAAAGAATGATAAAATACAAATTAGATGTACAGGAAGAATTGAAGAAAAAAGGATACACTTCTTATATAATAAGAAAAAACAAGTATTTAAGCGAGGGAACACTTGCAAAGATAAAGCGGGGAGAACCAATAAACATGAAAAGTCTCAATGCTATTTGTTGTATGCTTAGAAAAAATGTAGATGATGTAATTGATATAGAAATAACAGACGATGAAAAAATAAAATATTTTATCTAAAAAGTGTTGACTTATACATAAAAATTATGTATAATAAAGACAGTTAAAGGAGATAAGCAAAGAAAGAAAAGGAGATTGAAGTCATGAAAAAAGAATTTTGGGAAAGAGTAAAGTGGGAAAGAATAGTCGATACGAGAAAATATAGATATGTATTAGACGATGATGTAAGACTCGAAAGGCCTTTAATAAAAAGGCTACCAATCGAAGACCTAGACACGACAGCAGCTATTGACGGGTGGGAAGTTGTAAAGGAGCTTTAAAAATGAAATATAGAACAAAAAAGGCTTGCTTGGATTGTGGCAAGTCTTTTTATGGTAGTACAGACAAGTTGTATTGCGACGAATGCGCCAAAAAAAGAAAATCTAATGTAATGAGAACCAGAGTGTGCAGGATGTGCGGCAAAGAGTTTAACGGTGGACCTAGAGCGTTTTACTGTCCAGATTGTAGAGTTATACGTACAAGAGAAGCACAAAAAAGATTCAGGCAAGGAAAGACAGCTAAAAGGAAGCTTGGGAGTGTCGATAAGTGCGAGCTGTGCGGAAAAGAATATATTGTAATTGCAGGACGTCAAAAATATTGTTCGGAAAAATGTCAGCACGAAGCAGGCTTATTATTGCAAAAAGAATATAAAAGTGCTTATAATAAAGAGACAGAACAGACAAAGAAGAAGTTGGAAAAGAACAGCAAAAAACAAAAAATTTGCGAATACTGCGGTAAAAAATTCCAATCCAAAGTCGCAAGCAACACTTGCAGTGATTACTGCCGGCACAAACAAGCGCAGATCAGAAACGCAAGGGCACGGATTAATCGTGGCGAGAAAACAAATCTTGACACGCTGTTGAAAGAAAGAGACGAGTATAGAAACAAAGTAAGCAATAATAAAGGAGGTACGCGGATGAATGTAAAAAACAAATATGGGAAAGAAATTAATTTTGACGAAGCGCTAAAATCAATGGATGCAGATTTAAGAGAAAGCGTGGCGTATGAATTGAGCCTTTCGTCTGATCAAGAATTTTTTGACAAGTACGCCGAGGCACATAAAAAAAAATTCGGGACCACTTGGGAACCAGATCGAGAATAAAAAGAGTGTAAACAAAGGCACTTCTCACTATGGTATAATTATACTAGATAATAACCATAGTCGGGAGGTGTCTTTTTTTGATTAATAACAAACTAAAGAATTGCTGTAACGATTGCGTACATTGCGAGATCGTGACGGAGACAAAGAGAAGAGCTATCCCAGAGGATAAGACGGAAGTGGTGCTTGTAAATATAAAGTGTAGTCATATGTGCGTATGCAGTAGATACCAGAAAGAGGTGCAGAATGGAAGATAGAAGTATATGCTGTGCTGAATGTATGCATCTACTAGGAAGTGATACAAAGAACTACTATATGTGTAATGAAGGCAAGTATGACAGAATATACAATGCATATCTATGCACCTGCGACAAATATAGAAGCAGGAATACAAGTACAAAAGAATATAAGAGATAATAACAGATCGTTAGAGGTGGTAAATTTCGTTGCAACCACGCACCATATTGGTTAAAAGAGATGCAAGAGATGTGACGCTTGCCTAACGGTCTGTTTAAATATATATAAACCTAGAAAGGATGTGAGAAGATGAATCTAAATAGAATTATGCGAAAACTACAAAGAGCAATAGTATCAAACGGATTTGTAATAAGCTTAGACACAACACAATTCTATTCAGAGGACCAGAAACGAATGATAACAATGTACATCCTGTCTATAAAAGCATATGAGAATACAAGAAAAGGTTGGAAAGACACACGGTATGAGATACTAAGAACTGCATCACAAGTGGATGTAATTAAATGCTTGTCTGATATATGGGCAAGTATACGAGAAAGGAATGAGCAAATAAATGCGAGATGAACTTACACAGAAGCAAAGAACATTTGCTCATGCATGGATAGAAAACGGTGGGAATGATTATCAAGCGGCAATAGATGCGGGATATTCGCAAGCAACAGCAAAGAACGCAAGAAAGAACATCTTGGAAAAACGTGGAGTAAAGGAATATATTGCTAAACTACAAGCCGACTTAGACAAAGAAAAAGGGTTTGATATTATGAGTCTTGCAGACATACAGCGAAGACGGTCAATGATCGCCACTGGTGCGTTGCAAGATTCTTTTGGATTTACTCCAGACTTCCCAGATCAATTAAAAGCCATGAACGACTTAGAAAAGGCTTTAACGGTGCAGGCAAAGGAAGAGGAAGAGAAGAAAGCAAGAGAAGAAGCATTAAGGAATAAGACGTACCACATGGACCTTGATATAATCCCCGATGTGTTCCACCCGATGATTCGAGATGTACGAAACCATAGACATACAGAATATGTATTGCCGGGGGGACGTGGTTCTGGTAAATCCTCAACAATCCCAAACATTATTACAGAGTTGATGAGAAACAATCATGACATACATTGTCTTGTTGTAAGAAAAGTATATAACACTGTAAAAGATTCTGTATTTGCTAAAACCAAATGGGCAATAACAAAACAGGAGTTCTCGGAAAAAGATTATAAATATACAAGCTCGCCTTATGAAATTACAATGAGAGACACAGGACAAAAGATATTCTTTCGTGGTGCTGACGATAAAGAAAAAATAAAGTCGATAGCACCAGATTTTGGATACATAGCGATTGTGTGGTTTGAAGAATTAGACCAGTTCGCAGGACCGGAAGAGATAAGAAATATTGAACAGTCCGCCATACGTGGTGGAGATTTGGCATGGATATTCAAGAGTTTTAACCCACCGAAAAGTGCTAACAATTGGGCAAATCAATATTTACAAGAACCAAAAGACAACAGAATGATTGTAAGAAGTACATATCTGGACGTGCCTAAAGAGTGGTTAGGTAAACCGTTTATCGAAGAAGCGGAGCACCTAAAAGAAATCAGACCAGAAGCATACGAGCATGAATACATGGGCATTGCTAACGGTAACGGTGGGGCAGTCTTTGAGTATGTAGAAGTAAGAGAGATTACAGACGAAGAAATAGCACAGATGGACCGCATATATCAAGGTGTCGACTGGGGTTGGTATCCGGATAAGTACGCATTTACAAGGACCTACTACGATGTGGCACGAGAAACAATCTATTTTATAGACGAACATTGTGTAAATAAGCGGTCAAACGAGCAAACAGCCGATTGGATAAAGAAAAAAGGCTATAACGATTATGCGATCGTTTGTGATAGTGCAGAGCCTAAATCTGTAGAGGACTATAGAAACTTAGGTCTTGTGGCACAGGCAGCAGTTAAAGGTCCAGGGTCAGTTGAATACGGCATGAAATGGCTACAACGTAGGAAGATTGTAATTGACCCGAGGAGAACACCATACGCATACAAAGAAATTACAACGTATGAGTATGATAGAGATAAAGACGGTAACATAATAAGCGGATACCCAGACAGAGACAATCATGCTATTGATTCGTTGAGGTATGCATACAACAGAGTGATTATGAGGAGAGGAGAGAACGCATAATAATGATAAATCTAAAAGATGTAACTTGTATACAAATTGGAAATGTAATGTTAGGCATCAAGGATATAGAAAAAATATCTATCCATGATGGTGGGGTTTGGCTTACGATTAATGGCGATTTGATACAAGGAGATATAGAAACAAAAATCGGAAACGTTAAACTGATAGCGGTGGAATAGATGGGTATATTTAGCAGAATGAAAGAGATATTAAGTAACCTTTTTAGGCAAAAAGCAAGAGACGAATTTAAGATTGATACTGTTACCAGTCCAGAGATGCAGAGAGTTATAGAAAAATGTGCATACATCTATAAGGGCAGTCCGTACTGGTTAGACAAGGACGAACATATCAAGACGATCAACTTTGCAAAAGCGGTGTGTTCGGAGACAGCACGCCTTGCTACACTTGCAATAGGCATAGAGATAGATGGCAGTGCAAGAGCTAGTTGGTTGCAGGAGCAGATAGACAAGGAACTAGAACAGGTACGACATCACGTAGAATATGGCTGTGCATATGGTACAGTTGTATTAAAGCCTAACGGTGCAAGTGTGGACTTGATTACACCAGAGAACTTTATAGTAACAGACGAAAGCAACGGAGAAATTCAAGGAATTGTGTTTGTACATCGTGAAATTTCCAGTGATGGCAGGATGTATTACACCAAACTAGAATATCACAGGTACATTGAGGACGTGTATCAGATTACAAATCGTTGCTATGCTTCTAAGGATGCCAACGATACAGGAAAGCCGATTGACATAGACGAGACACCTTGGAGGGGAGAACTGGAAAATGTAGGACTTACAAACCTAAACGGACAACGACTGTATGCAGTCTTAAGGACACCACAGGCGAACAATGTAGACTTGCATTGTAGTTTAGGATTGCCTATCTTTTACGAAGCAATAGAAGAGCTAAAAGATTTAGACATTGCATACAGCAGGAACGCAACAGAGATATTCGACAGCCGAAGAATGTTGTTACTAGACTCCGACAAGCTGTTAGAGACTGGTACAAGGGTAAATAATACACAGGATGGATTTGAGAGAAGCAAGAAGCGGTTAAGACTGCCAGAGTACGTCAAGAATGTAAATAGCTCAGACATTAAAGGATTCTATCAAGAGGTAAACCCAAGTCTCAACACGGATACACGATTGACAGGAATCAATGCCCTACTGTCACAGATTGGGTATAAGTGCGGATTCTCCAATGGATACTTTGTATTTAACGAAACGACAGGGATTCAGACAGCTACAGGCGTAGAAGCAGAACAGCAACGTACAATACAGTTTATTAAAGACGTGAGGGACAAGCTACAAATCTGCATGGATGATCTGATTGCAGCACTTAATATATTCGCTGATCTGTATCAATTAGCACCAAGAGGACCGTATGAAACCGTGTATGACTTTGGAGACATTACATACAACGAAGATGAAGATAGAGCGAGATGGTACAGCTATGTTACTTCAAACAAGATTCCATTCTGGTACTATCTAGTTAAATTTGAGGGATTCAGTGAAGAAGAAGCAAAAGCACTTGAAGAAGAAGCACAACCGAAAGAACCAGACTTATTCGGGGGAGATGAAGAATAATGCTAACGCCAGATTACTTATGGTATGTGCCAGAAAAAGCAGAGAAGCAGGCGGAAGAACTGCATAATAAGATTGTATCCGTCATTATCGAACGAATGATGATAAGGCTAGGACGTGGGGAAGATTACCTTTTTACTCCTATTGACAAGTGGCAGATGGATGTATTGCAGGATGCAGGGTATATCTTGCAATCGGTACAGGCAGAGATAGCACAAACGACAAAGATAAGTATTGCAGAGATCGCACGCACTATGAAAGAAGCAGGAATCAAGGCTCTTGAATGGGATGATACAATCTACAAGAAAGCAGGTCTTGAACCAACACCACTCGGGGAAAGTCCTTATCTACAGAGACTGTTGCAAAGGAATTATGAAAAGACCAAGGGAGAGATGTATAACTTTACTGGCACGATGCCGAACGCCTGTCATGATAATTACATTAAGGCAGTGGATAAAGCATATACACAGACTGCAAGCGGTACGACAGGGTACACACAAGCGGTTAAAGAAGCTGTAAACGACATAATAAACAGCGGTGCAGACGTAACCTACCCTAGCGGACACAGAGACAGCATAGAAACAGCAACTACAAGAGCGGTCCGCACTGGTGTAAGTCAGATGGCAGGAGAGATCACGGATGCACGCATGGACGAGATGAACTGGGATATAATTCTCACGTCTGCACATTTAGGAGCAAGAATTGGAGACGGTGGAGACAACTTAACCAATCATTACTGGTGGCAAGGCAAGTTTTACAGCAAAAGCGGTAATGACCCAAGATTTCCGCCTTTTTCGGTCTGCGGTATGGGAAACGTGCAGGGAATCCATGGGGCAAACTGTCGGCACTCCCACGGTCCGGGGGATGGAATAAACAATCCGTTTGAGGACTACGACAGCGAAGAGAATCGCAAAGAATATGAAAAACGGAAACGACAGAGAGAGCTTGAAAGACGTATCAGAAAGACGAAACGACAGTTAATCGGCATGAAAACGGCTGTGGATAATGCAAAGGACGAAGCCTTAAAGCACGATCTTGACATGGAGTATCAGAAAAAGGCTGCACTATTGCAGAAGCAGAACAAAGCCTACAATGATTACTGCGAAAAGAACAATCTTAAGAAGCAGAGCGAACGACTAAACACGGCAGACTGGAACAGGAGTCAAGCATCCTCAGCACGAGGTGCAGCGACACGATACAACAATGCACGAGGTAAATAATGGATACTATAAACAAAATTATGGTAGCCTGTGGGTGGATTATAACAATTGGTAGTGCGATAGGAGTCTTATATACTGCCTATAAGCATTACAAGAAGCCTACGGACGATTTGAAACATCGAATAGATCATATAGAGACAGATATTAAAGAAATTAAACAAAAGCTAAATAGTGACTACAGTGCTATTAATAATCAACGTGATGATATGAACCTAGTAATGAAAAGCATGTTTAATTTGATTGAGAACAAGATCACAGGAAATAACATAGAGGGTCTAAAAAAAACCAGAGACGATCTGATAAATGCGTTGACAACACACGACAAACAGTGAGGTGTTTGCTTTTGAAAGTATATGATTTTACCGTACCCGAACTAAATATGTTCCGTACGTATTGCAACTTCACAAATGTTGAAAGAACATTGTTCGAGTATCGGGCAAAGAATATACCACTAGAGAAATGTGCAGAGCTTATGAACGTAAGCCTGTCTACAGCAAAGAGAATCAGCAGGAGAGTTAATAACAAGATTATTAGAGTATGTTAGGAGAAGAAAATGGGAAGTAGAGAATTTTTAGCAGTATGCAAAGCCAAGATTGCAGATTATGTGAATGATCATATTGATAAGACAGATCAGAAACATCTTACGATCAACGATATATACGTTGTCTGGTATGCTAAGACATTACAGAATCATAAAGCACTGTTAAGCACGACATTATCCGATGGAATGTATTATGAAATGACATTTAACGGAGATAAGAGGGAGCTATACATGGATGCTTATAAGAAGTGGGAAAATGTCAAATTTGATATGTAATGGACAATGAAAAAAAGAGGGGATTGAAAAGGTAAAAATCCATGATACAATATAAATGTAACAAGTAATAAGTTGTTGAATAAATTATTATAAGATTTCATTTTTAGTTTTAAATGAGAGTGGTTTGTTTCGGAGATACTTTTTCATGTTATAATACTTTAATCCTTTCTTTATTGTTTTGTTATGTATATAGTACGGTGGATTCCTCACGGAGTCCGTGGAAGTATAACTCAGTTGGTCAGAGTAGTCGGCTCATAACCGACCTGTCACAGGTTCGAGTCCTGTTGCTTCCATTTGCTCACTGTTGTGAGCATGAGAAATCATTTTTGAATTTCCTCAATTTTTTTGTTTAAATTTCATTTTTCAACACGACACCTTTTTTCATCAATTGGTGTTCCTCAATCTTATCCTTATTGTTCAAGCACCATGACCCCTATCATGGTGCTAATTTTTTAATTTAATATGATACTTTTATGAGACTTTAACGACCTGTTAGAGTCTCTTTTTTAATGCGATAATTTACACATAAAAGGGAGGTGGAAGAGTGAACGGATATAACTATAATCCTTATGCACCAATGTATCAGCAGGATACAATGCAGTTGCAGGATAGGCTAAATCAGTTACAACAGATGCAACAGCAGTACAATAAACCAATGCCAGAGACACAAGTTCCAACACAGAATGTTAATTGGATACAAGTTGCAGGCATAGAGGGAGCAAAGAACCAGATCGTACAGCCAGGGGCTACAGCATGGATGATGGATAACAACGCACCTTTCTTTTATGTAAAGAGTGTAGATGGAATGGGCAGTGCAACTTTTAAGGTATTTAGATTCGAGGAGATACCGCCAGAAGCCACGCAGAACGCCCAAAAACAAAATGTAAACTATGATAATAGATATGTTACAAGAACAGAGTTTGAAGAACTTCTAGCAAAGCTAGGAGAGCAACCAGAGAAAGGAGAGTTAAGCAATGAGTAATCCTTTAATGAACATGATAGGCGGTATGATAGGAAACAACAACCCTATGCAAATGGTACAGCAGGTAATGGGCATGGTAAGAGGGTCTAACAATCCGCAGTCTATGGTTGAGAGCATGGCACAGACAAACCCTGCGATCAAGCAGGCAATGGAAATGTGCAAGGGAAAGAACCCACAAGAAGTGTTTAATAGCCTATGCCAACAGCAGGGCATGAATCCACAGGATATTGTGGACAAAGTGAACAAATAGATATTAAGCGGTGCACAGCTTGGTAAATAAATTTATGGAGGACAACAACAATGAATGAAGCAATGGGACTCACTGCGGCAGATGTAGCGGCAGTGACAAGAAATGACGGATATGATAACGGCTTCGGCAACGGTGGTTGGTGGATTTGGATTATCTTAATTGCTTTCCTTTTCTGTGGTAACGGATGGGGAAGAAATAACGATACCGCAACGACCGCAGGCGAAAATGCTTTCTTATCCGATGAGTTTGTTAAGAGAGATATTTTCAATACAAACCAGAACGTATCTAATACAGCTTGTCAGACACAGAGAGACGTATTAGAAAGCAGATACACAACACAGTTAGGATTACAGCAGATGCAGGCACAACAGCAGGCTTGTTGCTGTGAAACACAGAAAGAAGTGTTACAGAACCGCTATGATGCGGCTTTAATGGCCCAGAATATGCAGGCACAGATGGCACAGTGTTGCTGTGATATTAAGGAAACAATCCTCGCAGACGGACAGGCTACACGCCAGTTGATGCAGGACAACACAATCCAGAATCTTAGAGATAAACTTGCGGACAGAGATAGAGACTTACAGTTATCTAACTTCCAGATTTCGCAGGTATCACAGACTAAGAACATTGTGGATGCTGTTAGACCATTCCCAACACCTGCATACATTACAGCAAGTCCTTATGTATCCTATAATGGGTATGCATACGGTGGTTGCAACTGCGGAAGTGTAAATGTGTAAATAAATCAAGCTTGTTGGAAGAATCCATATCTACTAAGTAGACTAGCAATATATTGACGATAGGGTGTCGGGTTCGGCATCCTATTTTTGTTTAGGAGGGAAAATTATGTTAAATGCGGTAAATGTAGCACAGCAGGATGTAAACAGTGGTGCAAACGTACTATTTGCGAATACACGATATAGTAGCAGACGTTGTACTTGTAATTATGGGTGGCTGAATCATGTAGAGGGGTCTGGTCTGTTTACGTTAACGAATAGATCAAACTGTCCTATGACTGTAGAGGTAGAATTTAACGGAAATGTATCCGCTAATGCAACAGGAGCAACGGCACTTGCTGTAGAGCTTAACGGAGAAGCTATTGGTGGAACAGAAATGGACTATACAGTAGCTACAGCGAACACATTTCAGAACGTGGGAGCAACAACGGTTGTAACTGTACCATCTTGCGGTAGCTTAATCGTAAGCATCGGAAATGTAGGAACAACAGCGGCAATAGTAAAAGATGCGAATATTATTATAAAGCGTATCTCTTAAGGAGGTGCGATCATGATTGAATTTACAAACAATCTTGAAGTAACAAAAACAGAAGATATCTTTGACGAGATCAACAAAAGATATGTAGCGGCTATGATGATACACGGTCAAATGGCAGATTATTTCAACTTCTTAGGTTTGAAAGGCTACAAAAGATTACATGAATACCAGTTTCTTACAGAAAGCTTGGAGAGACGTGAAATATGCAGGTATTTTGTAGATCATCACGGCAAGCTTTTAAAAGATTCTTTTAGCGGTACTATAAAAGTGATTCCCGACTCTTGGTATACAGCCAGTAGACTAAGTATCGGAAAATCCACAAAGCAGAAAGCCGTAGAGGATGGTTTTATAGAGTATCACAACTGGGAGAAAGAGACAAAAGAAGCCTATGAGAAGTACGCACAGCAACTTAGAACGAACGGAAACGTATCGGATGCACTATTTGTAGAATGTCTGGTAAAAGACGTATCTAAAGAGCTAGAAACGGTTGAAAAGATGGTTACTGATCTAATCTCTGTAGGATACGACATGGTGTATATTACAGAGACACAGGACTGCATTCATGAGAAATACAAAAAGAAGCTTAAGGAGGTCAAATTATGAGTGAAATCAAACATGTTCTGGAAGAACAGCTAGAAAGAGAAAAAAACTCAGCATTAAAACAGCTCACAACATCTAATCTTGATGCAATGTATAAGATTACAACAACATTATGCAATCTTGAAAAGATGGAGCATGGAGACATAGCGGAAACCGTCATGGATGCAGGAGAGAATCTTATTAAGAAGTACAGCAATGGCAAGTATGATAAAAATATAGATGCATTGTATGACAACTACTTAAGCGCTAAAATGGCATACAAAGAAAACGGAGATCAAGGACACCGTGATAAGCTTATGGAATCGGTCGGTAGATTGATGGTGGAAGTGTATGATATGCTTTCTTCTATGGTTATTGATTCCGACTTTATGGACGAGAGAAAAGAGATACAGCGACAGATAAAGAAACTTGCGGAAATGTAAAAAAAGAGGGTATTGAAACGGCATATTTTATGGTTTACAATAAATATGTAGGAATTATGCAGATTTGCTACAGCCTCCTTGTAAGTACAGAGTTTTTTAAGCGTTTTTGGTTACATGACGACAGGAAAAGAGTTCGAGGCTCGAGTGGGGTTCAAGTCCCCACATTTCTTTTACCTTGACTTAGGTATATAAGTCTTAATCCATTACCGCAGACATAGCGGTATACAAACAATGTAGGAGGATATACAATGCAGAATTACGAACAGATTTTAGCAGAATTAGGAATCGAAATCCCAGAAGAGAAAAAGGCAGAGCTTAAAAAAAGACATGCCGAAAATTACAAGACTGTAGCTGACTACAATAAACAGGTAGAGAAAAAAGATGAATACAAAACATCTTTAGACGATGTACAGACCAGATTAGCTGAATTAGAGAAAGAAGATGTTGACGGTCTTAAGACTAAGATTACAACATTAACACAGGAACTTGCAGACGAAAAAGAAGCAAGAGCAAAAGAAGCTAAGCAGACAGAGTTAAGAGACAAGGTAAAAGATTTCTTATCTGATAAAAAATTTGTAAATGCAATTACAGAAGACTCTATCCGTTCCCAGATGATTCAGAAGTTAGAAGAAGAGAATGGGAAAAATGCAGAAGATGTATTTAAAGAACTTACTACTAAAGATGGGAAACCAATTGAGAACATCTTGGTTGACGAAAAGAAAGCACCAAGTACTAATATCCCAAGCTTTACGACTAAGTTCAACAGCGGAGAGCAGAAAAAGGGAACACAGAAGTTAAGGGAAATGTCTTTAGACGAAAGAATGAAGCTTAAGGCAGAGGACCCAGACTACTATGCAACCTTATTAAATGACAGATAGATAATACCGACTCACAATATGGAAGTGAGCCGCTAACCTAAAAATCCCTTAATAGTTGTAGGTAGATGGGACAAAGATAAGTCCTATCTATTCTTATTTAGGGGTAGAAAGGACTTTTTTTATGCCAAGAACAGGATCATTTGGTGGTTTTGATTTTGACCCAGAGGTTTTCGCTGAGTTTATGTCAGAAAACCCAACATGGAATGATGCGATTATTGCATCTGGCGTGTTAGCACAGGACAATACAATCATGGACTTAATCGGAGAAAAAGGAAACGTTGCAACAATTCCTTTTTATACACCGATTGATGAACAAGACTCACAGGCTTTGAACAACGATGGAGAAACAAACAATACACCTGTTGAAATCACAGGAAAGAAACAGACTTGTATGTTAATTCAGAGAATGAAAGCTTGGAAAGCAAAAGACTTTACAAGGGAGTTAACAGGTGCAGACCCTATGACTCATGTTGCAAACTCTGTTGCAAGCTTTTATAAGCAGGTAAGAACACGTGACTTAATGACTACAGTTGATGCAGTTTTAAGTCTGTCTGGGATGGAAAACCACATTACAGATTTATCTTTAACTGGCGAGGGTGCTGTTGGAGATGCAAACAAAATTGACGATACGACACTTATCTTTGCACAGCAGAAAGCTTTAGGAGATTCCGCTGACAAGATGGGATTACTTGTATTAAACTCTTACATCTACGCAAAATACAAAGCAATGGGACTTGTTGACTACAATAAATACACTATTGCTAACGCAGTAGAAAGAGAAGTAAATCTTCCTACAATCGGTGGATTTATCCCACTGGTAACAGACAGATTTACAGTTGATACAACAGGAACAAACCCAGTATACAAAACTTATATGCTTGGTACAGGTTCAGTATTGACTTGTGATAAGACAAACTATGAAAATCCTTATTATACAGACTACGACCCAGAAACATCTGCCGGTATCGAAAAGCTGTATACAAAGCAGGGTTATGTATTACATCCTAACGGATTTTCTATTAATGCTAACAAGATTGCAAAAGAGTCTCCTACAAATGCAGAGTTAGGAGTTAAAGGAAACTGGTCTTTAGCATTTAACCAGAAGAATATCCGCATGGGTGTTATTAAATCCAACGGATAAAAAGGAGTGTGATATCATGGCATACATTGACTATGAATATTACAAAAGCCTTTTTGGAGAGAAAGCAATCCCAGAAGCAGACTTTAATCGTCTGGTCTGGGATTCTTGCAAGAAGATAGATAATGCCACGACTGGTGTTGACAATGTGAAGAAACTTAAGATTGCTTTTCCAAAAGATGAAGATGATGCAGAAGCAGTTAAAAGATGTGTTTGTGAGCTTCTGACGATCGCTTATAAGATTGAACAGGCAGAAACGAGAGTTGAAGCATCACAGGGTTATATCACATTAGAAGATGGAACTGTGATGAGTAAGCAGGTAGCATCTAAGAGTGCAGGAAACGAGAGTATAAGCTATGTGACTTCCAGTAACGCAGGTACGGCTACATTGATAGATAAGTGTCTAGCGGATAAGGAAGCACAGAAGCAACTATACGATGATAAGATAAGAGATTATCTGTCTGGCATCACTGATGCTAATGGAGTTAACTTGCTGTACATGGGAATATATCCAAGATAAAAAACGGAGGGATACGATGTATAACGATACAATCACACTTTTTAATAGGTATGAAAGTAAATTAGGAGATACATGGTATCCCTCTATTTTGCATAATACGAACCTAAACATGGATAAAGCAAGCATCGTTGCAAAGTACGGTTCTGACTCACAGGACAATGCTGTATTAAACGTGCAGTATAGCCTAAAAAGCGGTCAAAAGATGGTAGGTAGTAAATTATGGCTACCACCTAAAGAATGGTGTAAACAGACGAATGATAAGCTGTCAGAAGCACTTACATTTAGTTCTAAGGCGAATAGTTTTGATTTCTTTATCGTTGGCGAATGGGAGAACGAAGAACCGATTGCAGAGGATGATTATATTGACGGATTCTATGAAGAAATGAAACTTAAGTATGATTATGTCTTTGCAATAACTGGAAGTGCCTTTTACGACATAATCCCGCATTTTGAAGTAATGGCTAAGTAGGTGGTTATATATGGCTAAGAAAAAATTAGGAAATGTTAATGTGAATACACAGAACATGAGAGCTAATATCAGTCTGGCGAGATTCGATGAACAAATACAAAGTGCTCAATATTGGTTAGATAGTCAAGTTATGACCGATATGGTCCCTTATATGCCACACGAAACAGGTACGTTTATAAATGTGACAAGGGCAAAAAGTGCTTCACTTGCAGGTACTGGAATGGTATGTGCAGGTACTGGACCGATGGGACGTTTCTTATACTACGGTAAAGGCATGGTTGATGAACTAACAGGTTCTCCATGGGCAAGAAAAGGGGCAAGAAAGGTTCTTGTTTCTGAATTTGCAGGACAAACCAATGCAAAAGAAGACCTGTCCTATTCCAACCCTAAAGCCACTCCAAAATGGTTTGAGACAGCAAAGAAAAACCACGGCAAAGCATGGGTTACTCATGTTAAGAAGCAAGCAGGAGGTAACTAATGGCAGAAGAACAAAAGCCAGTCAAGTACGATATTGATGGTTTTGACGTGATCACAACAGCATTGCAAGAACTGGTAAATCAATTCCCAGAATTAAGAGAGGGAGACGAAATTGCATTTTCTACATTAGATGATGCAAGCGGAAAAGCAATGTTCCCAGTAAGCGGTGCAGTGATTGAATCAGAAAAAGAGAGTATCACTGGTCACGTCACACAGGTTTGTCTGTATCCATTTTGTGTGATCTACCGTATAAGCGGTGCTAATGCAAAACGTAAGGCAGACACGAAAGAGTGGTTGGATAACCTTGGTAAATGGTTGGAAAAGCAAACAATCACAATTAAAAACAACACATATAAACTAGAAGAATATCCAGTGTTGACAGGCAATCGAAAGTTTTTAACGATTGACAGACAGACACCTGCATATTTGGACAGTATAAACGAAAACAAGTCTGAGAATTGGGCTATCAATATTTCTGCCCGATATCAAAACGACTTTGATAGATAAATTAACTATTAACTGGTCTACGACAGGATGTAGATCACTGACCTTGAAAAGATAAAGGAGAATCATAATGGCAGTTACAACAGGTAAAATTGACCGTAAGTATATGGCTCATTTCTTAGATGCAGGCTCTTTGTGCGGTGGTAAAACACCATCCTATGAACGTCTTGGAAAAGACTTAGAAGAGTACAATGTCGAACTTAATCCAGATACAGAAACAAGTAAAAATATTATCGGAGAATCTACATTCAAACACAACGGATATGAGGTTTCCTCAGAAGCCGATCCTTATTACGCAGAAGCTGACAGCACATTAAGCCAGAAGTTGCAGGAGATCATTGATAATCGTTACAAAGACGATAATCTGAAAACTACCGCAGTAGAAGTACACCTATGGAAAGAAGCATCAAGCGGAGCTTATGAAGCATACGCAGAAGATTGTTATATTGTTCCAACATCCTACGGTGGAGACACAAGTGGTTACCAGATTCCTTTCACAGTTAACTACGCAGGAAACCGCAGAAAAGGTACTTACAACGTAACATCTGGAACATTTTCAGAAAGTGCTACACAGGACTTAAAAGACAGCAGCAAAGCAGTTTTATCATAACAAGGAGTGCAGGATATGGAAGAACTTAGACGAAAAGTCAAAACTGGGGCATTAAATGTAATTTTAACAAACGAAGATGATGAGGAAATCGGAAGATTCCCATTCAACCCAGTTGATTTAAATATCGTAAGAAGATACGAAGAAGTTGTTACTAATTTGGAAAAGATGGAACTTCCAGAGGATGCTACAGAGCAGGATATCTTAGAACTGTCTGACAAATTAGAGGGGCAGATTGATTACTTGCTTAACTCTAAAGCTTCTAAGTCTGTATTTGCTATTTGCAATCCGCTAACTCTTACAGAAAGCGGAGATTTCTTCATCGAGAACATCATCGTGGAAATCGCAGATATTATTGAGCAGGTAACAGATCAGCGAATTAAGAAGAAACAGGCGAAGATCAAAAGAGCAACTTCTAAATATCACAAATAAATGGAAGTCTGGGAACTTCCAACATCCATAGTAGTTGGTGGCATTAAGTACGATATTCGTACAGATTTTCGAGCAATTTTGGATATATTAAAGACTTTTAATGATCCAGAGTTTGAGAACGATGAAAAGTGGATTGTTGCTCTTACCATTTTATACATTGATTTTGACGAAATGCCACCGCATGACTATGAAGAAGCAAGAGAAAAAGCCATCGAATTTATTGACATGGGTATAAAAGACGATGGGAAGAAAAAACCGCACACAATGGACTGGGAACAGGACGGTGCGGTTATTATTCCATCGGTTAATAGGGTCTTAGGAAGAGAAATCAGAGCTATGCAATATCTTCATTGGTGGACTTTTTTGGGAGCTTATATGGAAATCGGAGAATCCTTGTTTTCACAGATTCTTAATGTTCGCATAAAGAATGCGAAAGGAAAGAAACTTGATGACTGGGAACGTGATTTCTATAGAGAAAACAAAAATTTGATTGACTTAGATGTTAAATACACCGAAGAAGAATTAGCAGAAAGAGAACGTCTTAATGCACTTCTTAATGGACAGAAAGGGGTGTGATTAAATGGCTACACAAAAAGCGGATGGAAGTATTTATATCAAAACAGAAATTGATACAACCGAAGCAAAAGCAAGTGTGAAAGAAATCACATCCCTTTTAAAACGTTTATCCAATCAAGTGAAAACCATTGGGAAATCAATGGAAAAAGCCATAAGTGGCGGTATAAAAGCACCAGATATAAAAGGCATGGATGTTGTCGAAGAAAAAGCAAAGACTGTGGCTGAGGAACTGGAAAAGACCGCACAGGCAGAAAAGAAGCTAGAAAGCATAGATATTAAATCTGATGCACTAGATACGTTAGATAAAGCTATAGAAAGCACAGGACAAAAGCTTGCAGAGCTAGAAAAAGCACAGATGGATGTATTCAACAGAAATCAGAGTGCAACTTCTTCCCCTGCGTTTCAAGCAATGGAAAGTGCAGCGGCTAAACTAGATCAGCAATACGAAGAACTTCTTGCAAAGAAAAAGCAGTTAGAAGCACCAACAGCGAGTACAGACAGTGGTCTACCTAAAAGTGCAAAACTTACAGGTGGAACAGGTCTTGCAAGTGAAGAGAGTGCAAAAGCATTACAGAAATTAAATGCAGAAATCACAGGTACAGAAACAAGTGTTGAATCCTTAAACACCAATTTAGGACAAACAACACAATTGCAGGATGAAATCAGCAATTCAAATATCAAGACAACAGCATATCAGATTCTTGAAGATTCCTTGCAACGCCTTGATACACAGTTTGAACAGGTAGCAACAGCACAGCAAGAAATATTTGCAAGAAATCAGAACGCAACTTCTTCTCCTGCGTTTTTAGCATTGGAGAGTGCTGCGGAAAAGCTTGGCAGACAATATGACGAATTATTAGCAAAGAAAAAGCAGTTGGACAGTGGAACAACAACCGCACAACCAACAGAGAAAGTACGTACTGCACCGATTACAGGGAACTACGCAAAGACAGCATCAGAAGAAAGTGAGAAAGCCTTAAATGCATTAAATAAGGAAATATCTAAGACTGATGCAAAAGAAAGAAGCCTTGTTGGAACAAATGGAAAGCTAGGTTCATCTTACACCAATATTGGTAGCAAAGTAGCGGAAACAAACGGAAAATTAAGCAAAACAAGAATACTTGCAACACTTTTATCAAGTGGTATTGGCAAGCTTGGAAATGCATTAAAAAAAGTTGGTTCATCCGCTCTTAGTGTTGGAAAGAGAATTGGAAGTCTTGCAACAAGCTTCCTTAATACATCGCAAAGTGCTGATAATGCACGTTTTTCAGTTGGTCGAATGGTTGGTATGAGTATCTTATATTCGACCGTGTTTGGAATGATTGGTAAGGTCAATTCTGCGGTAGCAAGCGGTATGCAGAATCTAGCACAGTATTCCAATCGCACAAATGCAGCACTATCATCTTTGATGTCGGCACTGACACGATTAAAAAACAGTTTTGCAACGGCATTTAGTCCGATTCTTACAGCAATAGCTCCTGCATTAGTTACGTTGATTAACTTAATATCAAAAGCATTGACCTATGTAGGAATGTTTGTTGCAGCACTGACAGGGCAAAAGACATTTACAAAAGCCGTAGGGGTGCAACAAGACTATGCTGCATCCTTAGGAAGTACAGCATCGGCATCGAATGATGCAGCAAAAGCGAGCAAAAAAAACGCCAATGCCACAAAGAAAGCAAACAAAGAGAACCAGACATATCTATCTGGTCTTGATGAAATCAGACAGTTCCAGAAAAAGAACAAAGATGATTCTGACACAACACCTAGTACCGGCGGTGGCGGTGGCGTAGGTGGTGGAGGTGGTGTACTTAGTCCATCGGATATGTTTCAAGAAGTGCCAATTGCTAGTTCTATCAAAGGAATAGCAGATAAAATCCGAAAGTTGATTAAGGACGAAGATTGGGAAGGACTTGGAGCATATATCGCAAGCGGTATCAATAAAGGATTGCAAAAAATCTATGATGCTATCAATTGGAATAATATAGGGCCGAAGATAACGTATTTTGTAAATGCATTTACACGAACGTTCAATAGTCTTGTAGATCACATTGACTGGGATTTACTCGGACGAACTGTTGGTGCAGGTATTAATACACTTGTCAATACAATGAATCTCTTAATTGAGGGTATCGACTGGAAAAATCTTGGAACGAAATTTTCAGTAGGATTCCGTGGGTTAGTCAATGAGGTAAATTGGACCAACTTAGGAAATCTGCTTGGAAACAAATTTATGATTGCATGGAATATCTTTAACGGATTTGTTTCTGACATGTCAAGAAAAAGCAATCTTGGGTTGACTGGTTGGGAAGAACTTGGAACATCTCTAGGAAATCTTGTTAATGGAATCTTTGATAAAGTTAATTTCACAACAATTGCCGATACGTTAGTAAAAGGAATCAACGGAGCATTTGCAACGTTAGGAGCGTTTGTAAAGACAGTGGATTGGTCTGGAATTGCAAAGAACATCACTAATGGTCTTAATGCTATGATTCAAGGAATTGATTGGGCAACGGCAGGGCAGACGTTAAGTGATGCAGTGACAAGTCTGTTAGGTGTGTTTGCTAGTGTTGCACAAAACACCGATTGGAATGGACTTGGAAGAGGAATTGGAACATTCCTAAACAATATTGACTGGGGTACAATCTTTAGTCAAGTATTCACAATTATAACAAATGTTCTTGGCGGTTTGATTTCTGGTTTAGCAAGTACAACAGCAGGAAAATTAGCGTTAGCACTTGGTACAGCGATTGGAGCAATCAATTTGGCAGGAAGCTTTTCTAAAATGCTTACTGGAAAAAGCTTATTAGCGAATATCATATTAGCACTTGGAAAATCTGGTGGCGGTGGAATTATTGGAACAATCGCAAGTGGCCTTTCGACAGGATTAGTAGCTATATTTGGTGCAGAGGGAATACTTGCAACAACGTTAATACCTGCGATTGGTTCATTTGTATCTATGATAGGAACAGCATTAAGTGGCTTAGCTGCACTTTTCACTTTTCCGGCAGGAGTTATTGTTGCTGCGATAGTCGCAGGAGTTGCACTTATCGTATTAAACTGGGATAAGGTCAAAGCAGTCGCAGGAAAGGTTGCAGAATTTGCCAAAGGTGCATGGGAAAAATTAAAGAGTGGATTTGATACCGTTGCATCCGGCATAGGAAAAGCAGGAGAAACAATCAAAAAAGGTTGGGAATCTGTGAAAGAAAAAGCAGGAGATTTAAGAGATGGCATCAAAGAAAGAATAGAAAAATTACCAGAAAATGCTCAAACATGGGGACAAGGAATTGTCAACGGACTGCAAGAAAAGATTTCTGGCGGTATTGAAACTGTTAAATCAACAGCAAGTACATTAAGGCATGGGATTGAAGATAATGTAAGCGGTGTCGTTGAAAAGTTTAGACAGTTTGGAAACGACGCAATGTCAAAAATTAGAGATAATCTAAGTGGTCAGAATTTATCAACTGTTAAAGCGAAAGCGGAAGCAGTGAAAAATAGTGTGTCTGACGGATTCAAAGGAGTTATATCTAACTTTGGCACGCATGCAAGCGATGCCATGAAAAATGTCAAGAACACATTTGAAGAGAAGAAGCAAGGCGTTGTTGATAAAGTCGAAAATGTAAGAGACGAGATGGTTGGCGGGCTGAAAAAGCTAAAAAGTTTGATGGCAGGAAACTCTGACAGTCCAGTGAAAGAAGCTATCAGTAAGATGAAAACAGTTTTCTCAGGCATGAACTGGGGAAGCGTTGGACTAAATGTTGTAAAGGGAATTGTTCAAGGTGTTGGAAACAATGCATACAGACTTGTAAATAAAATGATGGACCTTGCAAAAGAAGCATGGAACGCAGTAAAAGATTTCTTTGGAATCCATTCTCCATCACGACTTATGAGAGATACAGTAGGTAAGATGATTCCTGCGGGTATCACAGTAGGTTTGGAAAAAGCTTTTCCAGATACGATTGATACATTACTAGATCAGTCAAAGCAGTTGGCGAATGTACCATTTACAGCACCGTATGTAGCAAGTGGAGCGGTAATACCTGCGAAAGCATCCGCAGTGATCGCACAAAAGCAACACAGTACAGATAGCAACAACAATGACGTACTTAATCTACTAGAACAGCTATTATCTGTTATGAAGTCCTTAGAATCAGACAACAGCGGTAACGATGGTGGGGATTATCATTTCACAGCACAGATTAACCGCAGGACGTTATTTGATGAATTTATCGAAGAAGCAAAACTAAGACAAATGAGTAACGGTAGAAACCCATTCAGCCTTGCGTAGAAAGGAGTAAATATGGCACAAGATTATATAAAAATCAACGGTGTGAAAATATGGCAACCAGATTGTGACATAGCTGTAGCACTCGAAACCACGTATACGCAAGGTTCAACAAGGGCACAGTCTGGAAAAGGGAAATTTACACCGATGTTTACGGTAGAGCGTTTCCCATATACAGCTACGGATATTCCAATGTCAGAAGCTTCAAAAATCCTTCAAATGGTAGCAAAAGGAAAACCTTTTGATTTGCATTATTTTTCCGTGTACCACAATGAATGGAGAACGGCAAAGTTTTATGTCGGGCAGGTATCGGATATAAAAATACAAACATTGGAGAAAAACAAAGAGAAATTATCTAGTTTTTCGTTCAATGCACAGGGGGTTAACCCGATATGATAAATGTAAGTAATGAGTTTAAAACTCTAATGTCAGAAAGACAGGATTTTAAAGAGTATGCAGAAGTTACACTTGCAAATGGCACAGTTTTAGAACTGACAGAGGATGATTTTTCAATAGATAACAATAGTCTGGTTGATTCTGCTGGGGCAAACTCTATTCCTTTAGGAGTTGCCCTTAGTAGAAACGTACAGTTAGAAATCATGAACGACGATGATCACTTATCTGATTATGATTTCTTTGGAGCAAAAATCAGACTATATCTGACGTTTGAA